GCCCCGCGCAGTGGTGACGGCGAAACCGCCACCAGCACCCGTGAGCTTAGCTCACGGATACCCACCTGAGTTTGATGCGGGCAGACTCAGGGCGCCCGTAATGCGTGAGGTGCCTGACGTCGGCAAATGGTTCATCGCCGGGTTTAGTCAGACATTTCACAAGGGCTCCCATCCCGCTCACCGGAGACGGTGGAGGGGACGAGGCCATCACCCACGCCTTAACCAAAGGACGTTGGAGATGGGCACACAGTCTCTGAACAGGGAACCTGTCCACGAGGACTGAGTGACGCCCAAGTGAAGGCGAGCTCGGGTGGACCGGGGGGAAAGCGCCAAGGCGCTTCACGATCCGGCTATCCATCCAAGCTGCGGACCGCCACAAACCAGCTTGATACAGCTGATTGCGGAGGGACACAGCACTCGCGACGCTCGACGCATCTGAACGTCGGAACGAAAGGGGACGGCGGACACGGACAATGGAAACATCCGTACCGGCGTAGTACTCCCGTCCACAAGACTCTCTGAACATGCCTGTCCAGAAGGACTTGCTGGCATTGACCTTGAAGCCTGAAGACTCCAGGGCCCCAACGACGTTCATCGCACTGTGAGTGGGGACAACTATATCGTCCCCATACACGCGTGCAGACCCCGCCAACTGTTTCAATAGTTTGCGGGTCACTGGAACACCACGCGCTTCGGCGATCCCGTGAACTGCAACGGTCAAGAAGACCATCGCTTCAACGGGGAAGCAGAGCGCGGATCCCATAGACGCGAACTTGGCCAGGGGGATCACCCCATGGCCAGGTACGTCAGCCTTGGTCGAGCGACAGGCCAAAACCGCGTTGAGGAAATTGCGGTACGGTCTGAAAAGCTCGACTACATGCTGAACACTGACACGATCGGACGCTGCGCTAAGATCAAGCGTAGCGAGTCCGCCATAGGCGGACCCAATCTGAGCAAGCCGCTGGTTAGGCGTTTGATCAGAGAAACCGATCAGGGGGCCGACCAGAGGGTCAGCCTCGAGCGCGGGCACAAGTGCTCGCATCACAGCCTGTTGCGCATATTGCATGCACGTGGGCTCAATCGCGATTACTCGCGGTGTCAGTGCCGTTTTAGGGACGAAGGTGACCCTTACGGGTCGCTCCGCCCCAGGATCAAGCATCTTCACCCTCTTCAGATTCGATCTGAAGCGCCAATTCGGGAGGAGGAAGTCCCCTACAGGGAACCACTCATCCAGGCGGGTAGGCCACTCAACTTGATCGAACTTCGCGTTGCCGCGAAGCCGGTCAGCCGTGGCGCCAGGGCCGTGTCGGGGGTGCCAGTCGGCTTCTGCCGCTAACTCGTCCATGCGGGCGAGGACATCCCCAAACAGCAGTAGTGCCGTGCGACGGAGTGATGCTCCCTGTTCGTGGAGTGTCTCACTTAGCACGGCAGAACGAAGATGCTTCTCGATCTCGACGTACTCGTCGGCCGCAGCCCTTACCCTCGCATCACTGCAGGGTTCGAGCATCTTGCCACACATCAGCGTGAGCTGACGCACGGCGTAGATGGCATCGGTCGAAGGTTCGTCGAGTAGGCATCCAGATTGCTGGTCGAACACGAGAGAGAGGAAACCTCGCAGGAATGCGGGGGTACCACCACGTTTCCGGAAACCGGGGAAGTGGCAGTCTCTCACCTGACCAACGGATAGGGCCTGTTCTAGGCTCTTACCGAAGGAAGGTAGCGTGATCGTGAGGAACGACACGCCTTCGTGCTCAAACCTACGCGAGACAGTATTTATGTCTCGTGCAGCACTTGTGCGGCAGGTCACGGCCAACTCGTTGGCCATGACAGTCCAGAGATCAACCAGGCTTTTCATGCCACCCCTAGGGGCTAGCAGTCCCAGCCGGGTCCACGTCTCCGCGATGCTATAATGGAGATACCACCTGGAAGGTAGCAGCCCCAGCAGAAGCGTCTGAACAAGACGCTCGCGTCAGATCTCCCCACCGAGCAACTGCGTGACCTTGGCACCGGAGCTTGCGCTCAGGTACGTCAGGAAACCGTCGACAACGGCCTTGAGCTCCGTGATCGTGTACCCCAACTCGGGGGCATCGACGAGGAGCTGGACCGTCGCCGAACGCACGACGTTGTTGGCGGGGAGGAGCGCGTCAGCCACCGTCTTGGTGTTGACGAAGCTCAGGGAACGACGGTACCGCTTGCCCTTGGTGAACTGTTGGTTCACGAGGAGCTGGTAGGAGCCGTCGTCCTTCCGGAAGATGCCGCTGCTTTCGCCCATGCCCGTTCGGGCGAGGGACTGAGCGACGGCGCTCACGGTGACGCTCTGCGGATCGGTGAACACGGAATCTCCATTCAGATTTGAAAGCGATCTGGATGATCACCTTCGATGGCCCCTGGTAAACCCAAGGGCAGAGATGATGGCGAGCTGGCGTGCTGATAACGACGCTTCCTCGACACCGAAACCGTATGGGTTGGCAGGCCGTCGCTGCTTCACGCACTTGGTGTGCATGGCAGTAGTGGTACCAGAGCCGGCCCCATCAAGGGTCGCCTTCTGCGTGATTGAGAGAGAAGAAATACTCTCCTCGCACACGTAACCATACTGCATCACCATGCCGTCGGACCCCAACGAGGAGACGTTGTTCATGACGTCGCCAACATTGGTGAACCAGTCCGCGGCCCATGACCAAGGAGCGAGCTCCCAGACTACTTCCGGGGTAAGTTCAAGCCCGAAGAGTTTCCGAGCATACCCTTGGTAGCGTCTCATACGTGACCATTGATCATTACCCATGGGCACGTAGTAGACAAACGCGCCAGAGAACCAGCAGCGATAGCTGGTCGTCTGGACGGCGTCTCGCCATCCCGTAGCACTCGCGACTGTCGGATGACAGCCAGAGAACGTGCGGGACAGCGTGGAGGTCGTCCTTGACGGCTTGTACGTGTACGCCCTGCGGAGCTTGCGGCGACTCTGTTTGACGTACCCATCGATGTGCTGATGGGCATTGATGACAGACGACGCGAACTCCTTCAGGTCCTTGACGAGCGGACGCCAGCCAAACTCGTAGTTCAGATATTCGTCCCCCGAACCTCGGAGGAACGCTGTCTTAGCTTTGAGTAGGCCGGATCCGAACATCTTGGGAACCCCATCTGATGCGAGCTCGCCTACGGCGACCACCATCTGAGAATGGGGCTGGTTAGGCATGGCGCGAGAGAGGGCTGTCGCCCCCTTCGCGTCAAGCTGACTGGTATCTGACCAGTCCGGATAACCGCTGATTGAATCGGCGGCGCCAACCAGCACGGGACCGCGATAGCGGTTCCCGCTTGCGATCCAGGGCGCGTAAGAGGTTTCCTCCTTCTTTAGGAAGAAGGGTCCTCCGACGTCAAACCTGGATCCAAGAAGACGCGTGTCATGCCCGGTCGAAACAACGAAACCGGACTGATTCTGCATCGTGAAGCTGGAGGCACTCCAGGGAGAGGTGAAAGTGGGACGCGACGAGTAGCTGTAGTTAGTAGCTGCCCCGAAGTTACCCACGATTACCTCCTAACCAGATGTACACGCCTGGACGGTCTATGCGACAGTGAGCCGCACAAGTAGGGAGGGCCTCTAGG